CCGCCATCCGCGCCGACGATGAGGTCGTTGCCCACGATGTCCCCGGCCACGGTGGCCATGGCGGTCTGGTAGGCCACCTCGGTCTCGACCGCACCCGGTGTTTGATTTTTGAATCGTGTGTTGATGAGGGCCGTGGTGTACCGTCCCGTTGCGTTGAGCGTGTTGATCCACGGCTGGATGACGTTGGCGAAGCTGGAATCGGTCTCCCCGTGGACGAGCATGAGATCCCAAGGCTGCTTGGAGACGTAGAGGGCCGCGAGGGCGCTCGTGAGGTCGGCTGTGGTCATGCGAGGGCCCGTCGTGACGAACCAGAAGTAGTCGCCCGCGGTGACGATCGTGGCCGCGGCACCCAGCGCGATTCGAACACCCGTGTCGGCTCCGGTGACGGGCTCCACGAGGGCAATCGTGGTGGCCACCCCCAGGTTCTGCACAGCCGAGCAAGAGTTACCGCCGTCCAGGGAGTAGACGTACTGGATTCCCGGGGTGCCGAGGGCCCCACCCACGGTGAAGGCGACGACGACGCCTGCGCACCCCTGGGGAAGGGGCGAGGCCACCGTAGCGGTCGCGACGGCGTTGTAGTCGTCCGCGATGAGCGCGGGGCTGGCCGTAGCCGGAGCGAACGTCGAGCTACCGTTCAGTACCGAAGTGATGTTGCCGTACGTGGCTACTGTCGAGGTCGTAGGTTTGACCAAAACGACGGGGAGATTCGTCGCGGTCATCTCGTAGGCCGCCATCTCGACGAGAGGGCCCGACAAGAACGTCTGCTGCACGAGCGACGGGCTGTTCCACGAGGACGGGACGTTGGAGATGGCAGAACCACCCGAGCACGGGGCGATGATGCACGAGATACCCCTCGAGGAGGCAGGTACGGTCCCAGCATTCGCGTTGATTTTGGAGATTTGGACGGACGGAAGCATCGCTTACCTCTTCAACTGTTGATGACGGGGGTGACCGGCACACCGGAAACATTGACTGGGAGCCCGCGCATTTCGCACCGAAACACAAACTGGAAGAGCAGCTCCATGCCGAAGGCTTGGTTCCCTGAACCGACCTTGGGGTCACGGAAGATCTCTCCGATGCCAGGGAAGTCCCCCTGGAGGACATCGCGGAGTGCAGTGTGCAGCGTGTTGAGAAGCGAGGAGACCGCCTGGATCTGCTTCTCCTGGTTGGACGCGTCGGAGCTGTCCACAGCCCACACGGACGCGGTCACGATGCGCTCCCAAGTCGCGTTGACGCGCTCGTAGACGCCCTTGCGACGAACAGGAGCCACGAGCACGCCCTGGTTGGAGCCGTCAGGCCAGCTGCCCGGCATGAACACGATGCGGTTGGCTTGCCCCACACCTTGATTGAGCTGCTGCTCCCGAGCGTTGTAGCTGGTCACCCCAATCTGCGGAGGGGTGATGTTCTGCTGCGTCAGCATCGCGAGGACGAAGGGGTCCGCGAACCAGGTGCGAACCTTCTCCGTGACCTCGATGAGTGGATCGAGGAAGGGAGTGAGGATGGGGACGCTGGAGTCCTGCGTTTGGAACATCAGCCGCCCCCCATGATTCGCTTGAAGGTTCGGCCTGCTACGTCCTTGAGCGTCTCGACAAGCGGCTTTGGAATTTCTCCGCCGCGGGCGGGGATGATGGGACGAGTCAAGTTCTGGATGGCCTGTACCTTCTGTGAGCCCGTGGCTGTGCCGACGAGACGAATCTTGATGCGGTCGAAGAGGGCGATGCACTCGACGGCCGCTGCTGCGTTCTGAAGGGGCTTGCCCCCGTCCTTCTTCGGCTTCCAGGTCTGACCGTCGGGGGTCATGCCCGCTGCGGCGCTGGCTTTGGATATCTCTTCGATCCTCGGGGCTGCGGCCTTTGACAGCTCGGAGATACCCTCGGAGCCGAGCTTCTCGACCCTGCGGATCATCTCAAGGAGCTGGGCGTCGCCGGTCATCGGGAGCCTCGCCACCGGCCTGCATCCTGCGCTCGTCCTGCATTCCCCGTCTGTGTCGTCCAGGCGTATGGAGACGCGTTCGAGGTACCCATCGGCCCCCCTGAGGAGATGGCGGACTGCTCGTCATCCGAGATGGGGAGGTCGAACAGCCCGTCTTTGGAGTCAGCCGCTTCCTTGACTTCGTCGAGGACTTGCTTGCGACGCTCCGTGAGGGCCACGATGGCTGGATCCTGCGGGTTGGTTCCCCGCTTCCACATGACATCGTTCGAGACGAGCACGGTGAGCCAATCCAAGAAGCTCTCGGGGACGGGAGTCGCGGCTGCGTACTGGTTGCTCGTGTCGTACGTGCCCACAGGGAACACGGCAGACATCCCAGAAGTGCCAAGGAGCACTGTGGGAGCCGTGGTCACGCTGGTCGTCCACGTTGAGCCCCCGTTGATGGTGTACATGACAACCGCGGTGCCGAGAGGACCGGGGGTCGTCACCTGAATCCTCACGAGGATCGACCCGAGAACAGGTCGCCCGATGAGGGTCACGGCGGGCGGAGAGATCCCCCAGGCGAGAAGCGAGGGTGCCGTCTGCCCAAAGGGGATCGTCTTCGCGTACCGCTTGCGGAGCCGATTGTAGAGCCACCCCGTCTGCGTCACGATGCGTTGGTTCACGTACCCGGGCTGGTTCCCTTCGACGACAGCAACGTCCCCGGTCGGAATCGTCGTCCGAGTGGAGAATGTCGCAAGGTCGAGGGCGGGAAAACTCATGGCGCGAACACCCCGAAAGCCCCAGCCTCCCCCGCTTTGGCAGGGGAAGTGTGGGGCTGGAGTCGACTGAACTCTTCCCGCGATGGGAAGAGTTCAACCGAAGGATCAGGTCAGGGGCCGACCTTGAAGAGCGCGTACGGGTGGCCGAACCCTGTCGAGATGCGGCCCTGGACGTGGTACTCGAACTCGTTCGCACGGTTGAGGACTGCATCCATCCCGGTGCCGCCCGTGTCGCCCGTGTAGTACCGCACCTGGAACGGCGAACTGGTCAGGTAGAGCAGGGCTCCGAGCTGGCTGGTCGAGGCTTCGACGCAAAAGATGTAGAAGGTCGTGTCCGAGCCCGTGACCGTTTCGGACATGAACGAGGTGTTGCCGGTGGATGCGACCACGACCGGCATCTTGGTCGAGTACGACTGCGAGGCCTGAAGCTCCTGCGCGATGATGGGCTCGCCGAGTCCCCATCCCGTGATGAGTGCTTCGACGTCTGCACCACCACCACCGTGCCCACCGTAAGCCCCTGCCGTCATGGCCAGGACCTTGGCGTGGGTGAGCTGACGGAGCCGGGGGGCCATGGCCGGAGGCGCCAAAATGAACACCGGGGAGAGCATCCTCGGGTCCTTCCCGTTCGGCATCTTGACGGTCGAGATCCAGGCGATGATCTTGCCGAGGTTCTCCAGAGCCTGGTCGACCGTCACGCTGTCGTCGATGGGGAGAGCGCCTGGGTAGCTACTCGTGGGGCTGCCCGTGAGCCAGTTGAAGTACCCTCCGATGCTAGGATTGAACGGGTTGAGTGGGTGACCCGTGGTGAACCCCGTGGCCGCGCCCGTGACGGGGTTGACGAAGAAGGGGCAGCCGTCGTAGGCGTTCGCGGATCCGTCGGTGTTGCCACCGTTGAGGATCATCTGAGCCATGAGACGCTGCGGGACGTACGCGATCTCGTTGCCGACCATCCGGCTCCACTCGGCCAGGGTGTTCAACCCCGAGCCGTCGAGGAACTCAAGCTGATCGCGCTCGACCTTGATGCCCTTGCCGTGGCGGAAGGTCGGGTAGACCGCCTGTTGCGTGACCAGCTCTTCGAAGCTGATAGATCCGGAGCCCGCGGGCCCCACGGGGTCGATGGTCGCCGTCTCCAGGAACCACGCGAGACGTTCCGTTGCACCCTGCATGGGGCGCGTCTTCGAGACCTTGGTCCACCAGGTGAATCGGTCCGCCAGTCTGCGGACGTACTCGGACTCCTGGATGGTTGACATCCGCCGCTCGAAGGAGTGGACGAATGTTGCGTCGATGATGTTGCCTGGCATGACTCAGTTCCTTTCGTGGGCGCTGAGCCCGTCAGTATCCGAGGGTGTCGAAGAAGACGACGAACACGCCCTTGAGGGTGTCGAGATCCCACACGGTTCCCGCGAACGCGTTGCCCGACACGTTGCAGACGGTGTGGTCATCCGAGGCGTAGCAGTTCGTGTAGAGGTTCGCGGTTGTGACGGCCGACCCTCCCCCGGCGTTGTCAAGCCACTGGCCCCACAGCTCCTGGTTGAGGACGACCATGACCCGGCCCGTTCCGGCATCAGTGGTTACGGCGTCCTCGGCGAACATCCCGACCGGCATGAGACCGGCGTTGGCGCTGCCCCCTGCCATTTTCTTGAAGGCGTTGGTGCCGGGGTCGATGCACGCGACGCCGCCCTTGTAGACGGTCTGTGAAGCTGCGAGTACGACCGATCCACTCTTGAAGGAGATCGGCTGGGCCATCCGGCCTTGTGTGAGATCTGCCATGGTCAGACTGCCTTTCCGTTCTTGCTCGCGATGATCGCTCGCGCGCGCTCGGGGGTAATGGGGTTGAAGACCGTCGAGAAGCCGTGGGCCTCTCGCGTCATGGCCTCACCGCCCTGAGCCTTGAGGCCCATGGCCTCGTCCATCATGGCGGCGACCTTGGGCGGGCAGTTGTCCACGTCCTTGCGGTTGCCCTGGGTGCCCGTCACGTTGGCAGCGGCGGCAGGGTTGTAGGGTGCATGCTCCCAGGTCTCGCACGCCGACTTCAGCTCGGCGAGGGACACACTTGCCAACGTCTTGCGGACGCTGGAAGAGAAGTCGGGACGGCTGGCCAGGAGCTTCGCACGCTCCGTGTCCTCACGCTCCTTGGCGATGCTGGCTTTGAGCGAGTGGAGCTCCGAAGCGAGCTGAACCACCTGGGACTTGGCCGCAGGACTGTCCTTCTTGTCCTCGTCCTTCTTGTCGCCCTCGGACTCGGACTTCTCCTCGTCCTTCTTGTCGGGCTCGGACTCGGACTTCTCCTCGTCCTTCTTCGCGGGCTCGTCCTTCTTGTCGTCGTCCTTCTTCTCGTCGTCGTCCTCGGGGAACGCGGACGCGACCGCTGCGGTGATCGCAGCAACCAGTGCCTTGCGGATCTCGGCCTTGGAACCGGCCTTCTTCTCTTCAGCCATCTTGCTCTCCATGACCTTGGCCGAAGCCGTGGCCTGAGTTGCGCCCGAGACCATCCCGAGCACTTCGTGAAACGAACCCACCATGTCAGCGAGACCTGACGCGACAGCTTCCTTGCCGAGGAAGGCCGCCCCTTCGAGGTCTTCGAGCTTCTTGACTGAAGCTACCGGACGCATCTCCTCAACCAACTCGAAGAAGAGATGGGCGAGTTCATCGACCCGCCTCTGCGCCTCGGTCACAGCACCCGCGGACGTGACCGTGTGGGGGTTTCCGTCGAGCTTGCGAGCACCCGATGAAACCATCGTGTATTTGCGCCCCTGAAGGGCGTCCGCCACCGTCGCGTCGACGAGAGGTTGGTAAGTGCCCACGCTGCCCACCAAGCCTGCCGGTGGGGTGACAATGACTTGTGCCGAGCAAGCGAGGGCGTACGCCGCAGAGCACGTCATCCCGTCCACGAAGGCCAGGAGAGGCTTCTGCGAAGCTTGACAGATGGCCCGAAGCTCTCGGGCACACTCACCGACTCCGAGGGCATCCCCGCCAGGACTATCGATGCGAAGGACGACCCCCATGCAGGGGGACGCTGCTGCCGCTTTGACCGAGGCTGTGACCTCCTCGTAGGAGAGCCACAAGCCCCCAGAGTGCTGCACGAGCGGGCCCCGGATGTCTACGACAGCAGCGTCCCCCATCTTGAGGAAGGGGGACTTGGTGTCATCGTGGGTCGTGAAGCTGGCAGCCAGCGCGCTCGCGTGGATGGCGAGTAGCTGACCCTCGGGGACGAAGAGTGCCCTGCGTTTCATCGGAGTTTTGTCCCGAGTTTTGTGGAAGACCTGGGGGGTTGCACCGCCCTGGCACGGGCAGCGGCTATCACTTCGCGTTGCTCGTCGTCCTCTTCGAGCCTTGAGGAAATCTTGGGTTGCGTCGCCCTGGCACGGGCCTCGGCAACCTCGTCGGTTTGTCCGTCGACCTCCTCCCCCAGGATAGGAATGTCGAACCGGATGCAGATCTCCGTCGGGTCGATGCGGATGGGCCGTCCCGTAGGACCGACGTGATTCAGCAGGGCCTCATCGAGTCCCTTGATGGCGTTGCTCGCGGCAACCAGGCTCGCGGCCTGCGAGTTGAGATCCTTTGGCGTGGCGGTGACCCACTCGACATTTGGCCCGTTGCGGATGGCCTCAATGCCGTGGCGCTGAGCCACCCACGGGGGAAGGATCTGCGTATTAACCGTGTACGCGAGGGCATCCCCCGTGTCTTGGATGAGGTCAGACCGGATGGCCTTGTGGATGTCGTTGTTCTGAAAGCCGGCCCCCCCGTCCATCGGAATGGTCGACCCGCCGATGGCAACGGCCATCTCGTGATTCGACGTGTCAACGACTTCCTGGAAGACCTTGATGCCCTCGCCCTTGGATTCGAGAAGGGTTACATCCCAGCCTACGGGCAGAGAGAACACGGTGTCGGTCGCCCAAGCCATCACCCTCTCGAAGAAGTTTTTGCGCAGCTCCTCGTTCGCCCCAATGGGAGCATGGGCAACGCGAGCCGGGTTCGCGAGCTTGAAGACGTAGTTCGATCGATTGAGCAGCGCCTGCTCTTTGTTGATGAACGACCGCCCGAGAGCAGGCCAGAGAGCCGACTGCCAGGGGGCAATCCGTCCGCCAGGGCTGTGAAGCACCCAGCGCCCGTCTCCGGGGGTGACGTCGAGGAGCCCTGCGACAGACGCGTACCGCCAGCGGTTGAGCGACCAGTTGTAGGTCAGGAACTCAGGATCGAGCCGGATGAGGATGGGGAAATCCCTGCCGGGTACCGGCACCAGCTCCCCGATGCCGACCCCCAGTACGATGCCGTCCGATGCCTGGAGGGCCAGCTCCGAAGGCGGACACATGTCGTCAAAGACCGACCGGGAGCCATTGCGGGTCCGCAGCTCCGCGCAGAGAGACGGTTCACCGTAGAACCGCTTGGGCAACCGCACGAGGCCGCAGGTTCGAGTGCCGAGGAGACCCGCAAGCACCCCATCCCGCCGCATGGCTCGGTAGAGCCTCGCAGCAAGGGCAAGCTCACCCGCGTCCGCCTCGTACTGGGCGGTCTCCAGGTCGTCGAGGTACCACCGCAGAGTGGTGACAGGAATGCTCTGGAGCTGCCCGCCGAGAGCGCTGCGGACTGCATGCACCGCAGGGTCGTCGATGTCCAGGCCCGTGCGAATCGACTCGGACGGCACCTGATAGGCACTGATGCCGAGTAGAGCACGAGCGATGTCGCGTAGTCCCACGCCTCCCTTGTGTCCCCGCCGGGAACACTTGGCCTAAGAGATTTAGTGTGACATTCTATGTCACACTACTGGCGCCGGTGCCTTCTCGCGTAAATCCGCTGCAGTTTCGCCGCTGCGAGGGTCTCAATCGTGCTCGCGCGCTGCGCACTGAGCCGGACTAGACGACCGACCTCCCGACAGGTGAAACCCCGCATCCGCAGCTGGACGATCGTCCTCTCTCTGACGGTCAGGCCAGCCAGGAGATCCGGCAGCTCTCCCCGCTCCTGCGCCTCCGTCAGCGACTCTAGGGGGTCGTGGGCGGCCGCCACGAAGGCGTCCCCGCAGTCATGCAGGTCTACCGGCCGCATGGCCCTCGCGCCACTATCCCGCGGGACCCGGATTTCGCTCTCCTGGTCCCTCACCGCCCTGCAGATCTGCGTCCGGACCCAGTAGCCCACGTAGGTCGAGAGCTGCGCGCCGTAGCCCGGATCGAACCTCTCGACCCCGGCGCAGAACCCTATCTGCCCCTCCGCGATGAGGTCCTGGAGCTGCAAATGCCGCGTTTTCCGCCGATACGCGTAAGCGACGCCGGCAATGAGCCCATGGTAGGCAACTAGCAGGAGTCCGAGAGCCCTCCGATACTCCTTGGACTCAGGATCGCTCCTGAGCTCCAGGACCCGAGCCAGGAGGTCAGCCCTCTCGAGGGCCTCGCTTGAGGCCGAACGTTTCGACGTGGCCGACAAAGACGTGTTCGCCGACGTGGGCGCACGGAGAGCCTGGACCGAGGTACAGGTGGATGACTCCACCGATGTCTCGCCACCGCACGCAGAACGAGTAGTCCTCGGACAGGAGGTGCTCGTCTCGGATGAAGAGCTGGAAGAGGGACACAGTTCGCCGGGGCTTTGCGCCAGGCCGAGACGAGTCCTGGAAGACGAGGGTTGAGTCCTGGCCATAGTGAGTCACCATTCTCTCCAGGCACTCTCGGGTGCAAAGCGTGAGGCCGAGACCACAGTAGGAAATGTCCTCGACCGTACAAGTCTTCGGGTCGAACTGAGGAGCCCGCCCCTTGGGGAATCCCACGCTGTAGTCGTAGAGATGTGCGTCAGGGGGCTCGTCCTCGTGCCCCTTGAGACACTCGGGGAGACGTTCAAAGTGGATGCGTTTCTGGGGGTAGGGGGTCGCCACGTAGTCAGCCCCAACCTGAAGCATCCCCAGCACGGTCTCGGATCGGAAACCTGTATCCGCGTCCACGAAGAGCAGATGCGTCGCGTCAGTCTCCAGGAAGTCTTGCACGATGCGGGCTCGCACACGCACGATGTCCTGCCAGTAGAACTCGTCCGGCCAGAGGAGGTCTACGTGCTCGGAAAGTTGCTGGACGCTCTTGAGATAGATGGGATGCAGACCACCCCCAGAACGAAGCGGAGTGCCCAAGAATAGTTTGCTCAAGACGCGCGCTCGATGCTTTCGGCGAGACAGTCGATGAGAGCGTTGTTGGCTTCTCGAACCGTCTCAAGTTGTACTTGACGATCCTTGGCATCCTGCGAGATGCCATCCGCACCTACGACGGAGACGGAGTTCTTCTGCCGCTCGTTGTCCCCCACCATGAGAACTTGGAGAGCTTCGCGAAGACGAAGGAGCGCCTGGAAGACAGGTTCGGGATCGTTGGGATCGTTGGGCTTGACCGCTGCAAGTCTGCGAACGTTGCGCTTCGAAATGAGCATCAGAGGATCCTCCCGATGGTAGCCAGCGTGATTTTCTTCGCACACTCGTGGCAGACTCTCGTACCACGAGGAAACTTGACGACCGCCTCACCGTTCGAGCAACAGGAACAAAGGCCCTCGCCCGCGATGGCTTTTCGGACTCGGTCCAAGTATTCGACCGGCCCCGCTGGAACCCACATCGGACTTCTTGGGGGACGGTGCCAGAATCCTGGATCGACCACGTTGTCTTTCTCTACCCATGGAACAGAGGGGACACGGTTCGGGTGGTCGTCGTAGCCCAACGTGCTCGGGACGTTGGGATCGTGGTATGCGAGCGCAGGGAGCACAGTCAAGAACGGTTTCTGCTTCGTCCATGCCCAGATGACCGCGATGTCATCCTCATTGAGGCACCCTAGCTTGTCCATGTTCTTCGACCAGAAATCGAGCAGCTCAGTCGCGATCGGCGGAGGCAGGATGTAGCACGGCGCCGAAAGCCAGTAGATGCGGCACCAGTGGTGCCCCTCCTTTGCAACCTTGATTGCATCGGGACTCTGCATGTGCAGGCAGAGAATCTCGTCCGACACGAAGCGGGTCAGAACCCCGCACGCCTCCAGGATCTGGGGATGCACCGTCACATCGTCTTGCACGCAGAGCACGGGCTCCTTCTGCGCTTCGACAAACTCCCAAAGACGCCTACTCCATACCACTACTGGCTCTGGCCGCTTGCTGGAGAAAACGGAGACATCCGCTTCCTTTCCAAGCTGTGAGAGAAGACGGGCGAGAGACTCTGGGCGTCCAGGACCCCAAGCTGCGTGACTAATCGCGACTCGCATAACTTGCTATCCTTGGGTACGGAGGGAGGCTTCGGAGGTGTGCGTCGATGGCCTTCTCGATCGTCTGCTCGTGCGGCGCGGTAAACTCACGGGAGACGGAGAGGTCGTAAGTGTACAAGACCTCGGGCACAAAGCAGCGACGCTCAACCCCGCACATCTCAAGCATGGGAAACATAAAGGCCAAGTCATCCGCGTGAGTGACCCACTTGCCCTGGTAGTGTAGGTCCTCAGACTTGATACGCTGGAAGAGTCCAGCCCTGAATGTCTTGAGGTGCGTCGCCTTCCACCGAGTAACACGGGGTTTCTCATCCGCTCCGTAGAGCTCGGCAAATCCCGGGCGTCCGTCCGAGTACAGGAACGAACCATAAGTCAGCCAGGAGCCGCGCGAGTGATACTCCGATACGATCTCCAGGGCGCCATCATGGGCCAGCCAGTCATCCCCGTCTACAAGGGCCACGATGCGATCCTTGGGGAGAGCATGCACGATGAGCCAGATGTTCGCGATCTTGGTGCGGGGGGGCTCCTGCCTACTGGCCTCGACGTACCTGTGATCGACCACCACGCCACGCTGCGACAGGACGCTCTCGATACAACGGGCTTTGTTCGGGCTGCTCCAGCCGGTTGAGATGACGGTGACGGTCTCCACTAGCGTCGACTTCCTTGATGTCCGCCGCCTCGTAGGCCCACACCTCTGTAAGGGTCAGCCGCTCGACCTCTACCTATCTCGGAGTCGTAGTAGTCGCGAGCTTGTTGAGGGGGTTCCTCTACAGCGACCTTGGCTCGAATCTCACCCCAGGTGGAGAGCGCACAGGCATCGGCCCTGTCAGGGGAGCGACCCTGCAGGATCTCCCTCATGTCCGACTTGGGCATCAAGACCTGTTTGCCCTTGCCAGCCGCCTCGGCGTCCTTCCAGCGCAGCATGATGAGCTCCGCCTCTAGCTGGATGTCCTGGGGGATCTGCCCGCCCTCCGCGAGCCACGAGCGAAAGGTTCCGAACAAGAGGTCTCGGTTGCGGTGGAAGCTCTCCCCAAGGTTACCGAGAACTCTGGGAGAGCCACGGAAACCCACAACTTCCCAACAATCTGAGTTGTTCCGCGAGTGCGCCACCAGGGCATCGTAGACCCTGGCGCCCGTCTCGCCGTCGCGATCCACGATTATCTTAGGCCGCCAGTCCTCCCTGTCCCCCGACCGATCCCACCGGGCGATCATGCCTGCCGCGCACTGCACGATGGCATCGGCGGTCTGTCCCTTGCGCGCGACTATCTCCTCGATGCGGTCGCCCCTGCGAACGGCATAGGCCGTCTCGTCTCCCTCATACCCGTCGCCGGCTACGTCAATCCCCAGCGCCAACCGGCCCTCGACAGTCCCCTGCTCCGCGTCGTCCCACCGGATCTCCGCGTCGGTGATCTCGTCGACACTGAACAGGGACCCCTGGCCCTTTGCCAGGAAGCGACCCTCGACGTGCCAGGTCCACGGCGCGGAGCCCCGGCCCCATGCGCGCTCGCGTTCGGCCAGCCACTCAAGACTAGCGAGGTCTTTGTGGACGATCTTGCGCTCCGAGATGTTCGGAGACGTTTCCGAGCTGACCATGAACAGCCCCGCGTCTCCGTCGCAGAGAGGTCTCTGGTGATGGAAGAGGGCCCAGAAGAATCCGCTAGTGCGGGTGGGATTTGAGATGGCCAGCCGCGCACACCCCGAGGCCGCGAGGTTGCCTACGATGGCCTCGTCGATCTCATCTTTCATTCGCGCGGCTTCATCTTCGATGGCGAGGATGCGCCCTGACATGCCAATGACCCCACCCGCGCTCGCAGAGGTCATCCCGATGATCTGCCGCATGTCAGGAGCGCGCAGGCCCGTCTTGGAGGTCAGCCCGAGTTTACCGGGCATGATCGCCGAGTGCGGACAGGGGGCCGGTGCGTCAGGATGCGTCCGTTTGCAGGCGATGCACTTGCCGTGGCCCAGCCACAAGAAGCGGATCTGCCGCCAGAGGATCTCGTCGATCTGTCTCTGGGTTGGACCGAAACAATGAACCCTCGCCTCTTCGAAACTCGCGAACCACCAAAGAGCCGCGACTGCTCCGATCCAGTCCTTTCCGATCTTTCGGCCACCTGAGATGGCCGTATGTCGACCCCCTGCCGCGAGTCGCTCAAGAACCTTGATCTGGAATCCCCAAGGCTGAACCCCCAGGATGTGGGTCGCGAAGCCTACGGGGTCTTTGGCCCACTTGGGGTTGGGCCAGGAGACCTGATCGATCTTCGCGACCGCGGCATCCAGAGCGTGCAGCCACTCCCCCCCGACTGTCGACGCCCGGCGGCCCATCAGCCAACCATCTCGGCGATGCGATCGCGGACCGCCCGGAGGGCCGCAGGGTGCTTCGCGAGGACCTCCAGGACAGCGTCCAGGAATCGCCTGAAAACGACATGCCGAGACAGAGAGGATTCCGAGAGCTCGCCCTCGCCGCGGAGGACGCTGACCTGGTTGAGCGCGGCCCGGTAGGAGCTGGCCAAGGACGCTCGGGTCGCCCACGGAGCAACCTCGACGGGGTCGAGATTCGCCTGCTCGACCTGGGAGCGCAACAAGCACGCGAGGGCCTCCGCCTCGACGAGTGAGCTGCCCAGTGGGCGGGGATGTGCTAGCGGGGGGGAGGGGGGCGCGGGTGGGGGGATGGCTGCTGCGGAGGGTGCTGCCGCTGCCGGTGCTGCCGCTGCGGGCGGGGGTCGCTCACCGGGAGGTAGGAGGTGGGTCT